TCGATTGTAACTACAGAGATCTTTGTAACGTCGTACTGAATCTCACCTTTGTACTTGTCGTTAATGAACGTGTAGCCAAAGTTTGTAAGACCGTAAACAGGAAAGTTGTTAACGTCTTTGTACCTGTTAACATAATCACGAGCCTCACGCATAGACTCAAAGTCGATACGTTTGACTGGTTGACCTTTCAGGGTCTTGTAAGGAGTGTTGTTGTCGTGTGAAGGAACGAAGAGGTATGGCTTATAAGGAATAGAGAGTTGGATCTTCTCTCCGTCTTCAATTCCTCTAAGCAATACCTCGTTGCCGCGAATGTGGATATTCGTGTAAAAATTCATGTAACCCTTTAGATGAAAGAGTATTATACAATGTCAAGCAGTTAAGATCCACTACGATCCTTGAAGTAATCTATATTAAAATACAAAACCTCGGGATATAGTTGTTCGTAAATAGCTTGCTTCATTTGCTGAAAATTTATAGGATTGATAGATGATGTTAACCATTGAATTAATTCATCCTTGGTTATCTCAGGCAAAGGTTTAAAGGTGTTTACATTCAAATTAGAAGTATCTATTGGTTGAATGTATTGGCGTGACTTCACGTAATTATCTGTGCTACCAATAAAGTTATATCGTATTTCGCAAACAACGCCAATAAACTGGTTAACTGTTTTTGTACCAACTTTATCTATTTCAAATTTATAATTAATATTCTGGTTTTTCATAAGCATTATTTAATGGATGAAGCAATTTGAATACCTGATCCAAAGATCCTATTGTAGTTGTTAATTAAGTCAACAGATGGCGTGTATGATGTGACAATCTTGTCTTTTGAAATTACAAACCTACTCTCTTCACTGTACGGAATCCAAGGAAGTAATCCAATACTCATAGAGTTTGGAGCACCTCCTTGGGTTGGCATCATTGCAACTTGAGCTGGATCCTCAATTGTAATAGAGTGAGCACTATTGTCATTGAGACCATCAATAGTTCCAATCAAATCTGTGCCGTTAACCAACTGCACACCCATAATATAAGCCATAATTTTTCCTTAAATTAATACCATCTCATCAAGCTAGGATTGTTAGCTAAATGCCGAGCCCTAGCTTCACCTACTTCAATCATCCAGTCAACAATTTTTTTAAATATTTTCATATTAGACCTCTACGCATTAAAGTTGCCATTCTGCTTTCAAGATCTTTATGATCTACAGCGTCATTTAAATACATTTCTACTTCCGATTGGTATGAAGGAGTAAATGTCTTTTCTACCCAATTCCAAAAATCTGATAATTGGTGCATGTTTCTACCCATATGTCTTTTGAACAAAATAATAGCCAGCACCTTGTGGATGCTGGCTGCTTGGTTTACAGGTTACGTTCGTCTTCTTCGAGAAGAAGTTCACCCATTGGTTTGACCTTTTGCTTTTTAGCTCCGGCCTCTTTTACTTCGATCTTCTTTGGTTTCTTGTGCTCAGGAATAATTCTTTCCAAAAACACTTGAAGCATACCGTTAAACATCTCAGCATTCTTTACTTCGATCTGGTCTTCTAATGCAAATGTACGTGTGAATGCACGGTTTGCAATACCTTTGAACAGAAAGTTATCTTCTTGCTCAGCATTTAGAACATTGCCTTTGATAACCATCTTACCATCAGCAAGCTCAATCTCAATATCTTGCTTAGCAAAACCAGCAACAGCCAACTCAATTACATAAGTTGTGTCACCAGTTTTCTTAATGTTATAAGGTGGATAGTTAGGAATGTTCTTAGTTACATCATCATGAAGTTTTGCAAGACGATTGAATTGATCGTCAAAGCCAACAAAGAATTTATCCATATCCTTAAAATTTTCAAGGCCCTTGAAAGGAGGTATAGAAAAAATAGTAGTCATAATATATCTCCAATTACTTTGGTGTAAACACTTTAGAAACCAATGTTTCTGCTGCAGCACCAGTCACGTCCCAATATGTTTTGGCAACTTGTTTAGTAAACAAAGTCTGTGCATCTACAAATTGTTGGAGAGGTTTTTTTACAGATTCGTCTTGGACGAATTGATTGAGCCAGGAAGTTTTTCCTGATTGAATGGCATCGATAGCCATGTTTGCGTAAAATAGCATAATTGCTCCTTGTTAAGCGAGTTTAAAAAATTACTACCCCGAAGGCGTAGGAGTGAAGGTTTTTTACAAGGTTACCTCCACCTTGTTCCCATCCCGAATGAGATGAGATATTTATATTAATCCATCAAGACATAGTCACTTTTTGACACGCCACATTCAGGACAGTTAACTTCATCAGGCAAACTCAACCAGTCAGCTTCTGACAATGTGTGGCCACAAACAATGCAAACGTAAACCTTTTCAGACATTATAGTGCCTCCAATACTTTTGTGTAAGCAGCAGCATGACGTTCCTCAACCTTCTTCAAAGCTGCAAATCTCTTCTCAGCCAATGCTAAAACTTTCTTGAACTGCTCAGCATGCTCTTTTGATTCAGCAATTTGATCTTGAGCTTCTTTAGCAGCTTGTAATTCACCTTCACGAACAGCAATTGTATGGAAGTCAGGATACATTTCTGTAAACTCATACGTCTCACCATCAATTGCTTTTTGCAAGCATTCCTTCGTTGAAGGCTTACCAATCAATAATTCAAGGTGACCCCAGGCGTGCTTGATCTCTTGATCAGCAGTTTGTTCAAAGTGTTTTGCTACATCTTCAAAACCCTCTTCATGAGCGATCCTTGCAAAGTAGCGATACTTAATGTGAGCCATTGACTCACCTGCCAATGCTTTTTCTAAATTGTGTAACGTTGCAGACATTCTTTTCCTTTCAAAAGTCCATATATTATCTATCGTACAAAAATGAACTTTCTAATTCATTTTCTTTATCACTTTGTTAGACTTCAAGAATCTTCGTAATGTCAAAACCTGTATTATCTTCATGACCATCATAACCACGTGGATTACAAACAATGCGTGTAGTTCCAATTAAGTAATCAAACGCTGAGTGAGTATGACCATGTGTCCAAAGTTTAATCTGAGGATGATTAAGAATAAACTCAGAAAGATCGGAGCTGTATGCCCCATTCATAAGGAATTCTTTGTCATACTGAGGTTTAGTTGACAACTTGCTCGGAGCATGATGTCCAACAACCACAAACTTACCAGTTGGATTAGCTTCGATTGTCTTCTTGATAAACACAAGCATATCTTTATGCTCAACAACAGAACCCATGGCAGAGAATTTACCAGTACGGGTATGGAAGTTACCATCAGCATCTCTATAGTGAACTGGCTCACGAGAATCGTCAATGATTCTGTAGTCGTTCATTATACTACGAATGTGTGCCATAGTCATTGGATCTTCTTTGTTCATATTAGTCCAAAGAGTACCACAAATGAAGGTCACATCGTCGATCATTACTGATTCTTTTTCAAGAATGTGCAAGTTGACCAGGTATCCCAAACGGTCTTTGAGCTTATCGAACGTCTTTGCAAAGTCGCCATGGTAGTGTTCGTGGTTACCCATAATGTAGATTACATTCTTAAAACGAGAACAGCACTCTTGGAAGAATGTGTGAATTCTAGATGAACGATCGAAACGATCTATGATTCCCGTCTCATCACGATTCAATAGGTCTGCAGCAACGCAAATATCACCAGACAACACAAGGACGTCTGCACCGTGGTTGTCAAATGAAATGGGTCCAAACTCTAAGTGGACATCACTGGCTAATTGAATTTTCATGATCGATGTGCAAAAAATACGTCTTTAGTTACTTCCTTGAGAGCTAGATTACCTTTGTATTTCGAAAGGTTATCAACAGCTCTTGCAGGAGTCTCGAATACAGCAACAGTCTTAGGACTTGCTCTTGTAGGCTCATGGATAGAGCGTAGATATGAAAATGCTTGCATGGCATTAGCAAAGCTCTTAAGCTCGCCATTACCATCCTCTAACAACACAAACGATTCATCGGTATACTCACCGATAGCTATAGAGCGGTCTCGTTTAAAAAACAAAACCTCGCTGGGATTCGTCTTGCTGAATTTGTGAGTTAGAATCATAATCAATAAAATCAAGTTGGATGCCTGCTTCTGCAAGCATTATCATTGCTACATCACTATTATCCTGTGGCCTCGCGTCAGAAGTCAACGATACAATTCGTTTAACACCTTTTTGGATAATGGACTTGACACATTCGTTGCAAGGAGGAAGTGTAACATACAAAGTCG